TATTTTAAACTTTGTTTTGATAGCACAAAGAAATTAGTTAAGATAGAAAATATATCACCTGAGAAAGTAAGGATATCTAGGTATAAAGATATGTACTATATCTGTGAGGACTGGAGTACAAACATAGAGATAAAAGAAATCAAACCTTATCACGTAGCATGCTCTGATTATGAGCAGTTATATTGCTATGAGATTAAATCACTAGGGCAGGATTACTACTCACTACCACAATACACCTCAGCTTTAAACTTTGCTTTCCTTAGTGGTGAGCTTAGCTACTTTGCTAAATCTAATATACAAAATTCTATTTTTCCATCCTTTGCTATGATGTTTCCTAAGAGGCCACAATCAGAAGAGGAGAAGCACATGATTAAGGAAACTATTGATCGTATGAAAGGGGCTGCTAATGCTGGTAAAGCTGTTGCATTTTTTGCTAACTCACAGGATCAGCTACCTAAGATAGAAAGCCTACCTACAAATGGCAATGATAGTTTATTTCAGGAAGCCTCACAGCTTAACACTGAGCAGATTTGTTTTGCTCACACTATAGATCCTATCTTAATGGGTGTACGTACCACAGGAAGCCTTGGAGGTGGTGCAGATATTAAGCAGGCTTATGTGATATTTGAAAAGAACGTAGTAATGGAGCTAAGAGGATGTGTGATGGCTATCTTTAATGAGCTATTAACTATCGCTAAGATCCCTGCAGAATTTACTATCAATAACTTCCAGATCATTAATGAGAATATAGTAGAGCTTGAGGGTGATACATCCAAAACTAATGATGCACTTAACAGCCTAAGCCCATTGGTAGCTACTAAAGTACTAGAGACTATGACTATAAATGAGGTGAGAGCTTTGGCTTCCCTTCCTCCTATAGAAGGTGGTGATATGACTCAGAGTGCAGCAGCTGCTATAGTAGTAACCGAAACAACAACCCCTGTATAATGCTATATTTCATCACAGAAACTTATTTAAAGGTTAATACACCCATCACTGCTAATGTGGATGTAACAGATGTTACTCCATATATAGCTACTCAGGCAGCACTAAGAGTACAGCCTATTTTGGGAACTACTTTTTACAATCATATGTTAACGGCTTACAATGCTCAGACGCTTACACCTGATGAGATAGATCTAGTTGAGTTTATACAGCCTGTGATAGCTTGGAGAAGTGCTGAGGATGCTGTCTTTGGCTTAACCTACCAACTTAAAAACAAAGGACTACAAACACAATCAGGTGATTACTCTGCATCTGTATCACGTGCTGAGGTAGCTTTTGGTATGGAGCACTATGCACAGAAGGCTAGCTTCTTTGAGCAGAGATTAATCAGATGGCTATTAGCTAATAAAAATCTATTCCCTATATTCATCTCTACCACTAATCAGGATACAGATCTACGGCCTATGTTTAATAACTGCAGCTGCATCACCCAATGGCAAACTGTATGTACTGGTATGTGTGGTAACCTTAGAGAAAACGGCTATAACAACAGCATACTAATACTATGAGAATGCAGTTAGCCATCTTATTATCAACCATTAAACAATCTTTTACACAATTACTTACAGTGATAGGAGCTTTCTTTTTACCTATATCAGGGATCTTATTTTTAATTGGTTTCGCTATTGTGGTGGATACCATAACAGGGATATGGAAGGCTAAGAAATTAAAGATAGCTATTACATCACGCAAGCTATCCACTATCATATCCAAAATGATGCTTTATGAGGTGGCCGTTATTGGTTTCTATCTGATAGACTTTTGGATCCTTAATGATATTATTTTAAAGTTTTTTTCTGTGCCTTTGATGCTAACAAAAATACTTAGCCTTATCCTGGTGAGCATAGAAGTGATGAGCATAAATGAAAACTACAAAGCAGTAAAAGGTATAGATATTTGGCAGGGTATGAAAAACTTATTTGCCAGGGCTAAAGAAATTAAAACAGATCTAAATGGACTTAGACATAACGAAGATAATTCAACACCGATTATCTAAAGATCAATACGTAGATGAGCTTACAGACAAGAAACAGATCTATTTGCATCATACTGCAGGTGGACCAGATGCACTATCTGTAGCTAAATTCTTTAATCAGCAAGTAGGAAGGGTAGCAACTGCTTTTATCATTGGTTCCAAGGGCACAATAGTACAGTGCTTCAGCTCTAAAAATTGGGCTTATCACCTAGGACTTAAGCAGGAGGTATTTAGTGAAGCAGGAGTAACTTATAGGAGCCTTGATAGAATGTCTATAGGCATAGAGATCTGTAACTATGGACCATTAACTAAAAAGAATGGATATTACTACAATTATGTAGGTGGCAAAGTAGATTATACTCAGCTAACTATCTTAGACAAACCATACAAAGGGCACATCTATTGGCAAATGTACACAGATGCACAAATAGAGTCTACTCGGCAGCTTCTAGTGTACCTTTGTGATCAGTATAACATCCCTAGAGATTACTTTGCTAGCATATTTGATATTGACAAACGTGCTTTGAGGGGTGAGCCAGGTATATTTACACACAATTCAGTGAGACATGATAAGAGTGACATCTACCCATGCCCACGTATGATAGCAATGCTAGAGAATTTATGAGATACATCCTACCAATTATAGCACTATGCCTATTAGGCTCCTGCTCTGATGCTAAGAAAGCACAGTACCACTACAAGAAAGCTGTTAAGTTTGGCTTAGAGCTTGTGCCGGATAGCGACACTATCAGAATAATATCAGTGGACAGCGTACCAGTGGTGGTAAATGATACTATCATATGGGAGAAGGTGATCAGAACTAAAGATACTATTATCAATTTTAAGAATATCTATGTGCCTAAGACTAAATGGCAAACAAGAATTGAGTACAGGTACAAAACTCAGCTTGTAAAACAGGATGTACTCAAGTATAAGTACATATATAAAGCAGAAAAAAAGCAAAAGGCAAAAACTAATTGGCTGCTCTTTATAATAGGATTTGGCTGTGGGATAGCTCTATTTTTTATCCTAAGACTGCTAGACAAATTATACAACCCCTTTAAATAACTTTATGATTAGACATGGTAAGAATGTTCACGAACTTGTATTATCTGGTAGTGAGGTAAAAGTAGCTATTCTTAGTGATTTGCATTGGGATAACCCACACACTGATAGAGAGCTAATCAAAAGGCACCTGGACTACTGCCTAAAAGAGGAGATACCTGTGATGATTAATGGTGATATGTTCTGCTTAATGCAAGGGAGGGGAGATAATAGACGTAACAAGTCAGACATCAGACCTGAGCACAATAATGCAAGGTATTTAGATAGTATAGTAGAGACAGCTGTAGAGTGGTTTCTACCATACGCTCACATCATTAAGCTAATAGGATACGGTAACCATGAGACTGCTATAATCAAATTTCAAGAGACTGACATCCTGCAGCGATTTGTAGATATCCTAAACTTTAAGGCAGGATCTAATGTGCAAGTAGGAGGTTATGGTGGATGGATAATAATAAAGCAAACACCAGACAGCTCTACCTCATCTTTTAGCACTAAGATTAAATACTTTCATGGATCAGGTGGTGGTGGTATAGTTACCAAAGGTGCTATCAATTTAACCAGGGCATTAGAACTTTATGAAGGCTTTGATGTATTTGTGATGGGCCATATCCATGAAAATTCATGCAGAAATGATGTAAGAGACACAGTAGAAAGCCATCCACAAAAAGGCTACACACTTAAGCAGAAGCAATTACACCTCATGCTCACAGGTACCTACAAAGAGGAGTATGGTGATGGATCTCATGGATGGCATGTAGAGAGAGGTGCACCCATTAAGCCATTAGGTGGAAGGATACTTACTATTAAATGTGTAAGAGGAACTACAGGAGAAAGAAAAACTACCAAGTATATAGATAGTATCAAATTTAATATGTAATTTTGCACTAGGTTAATACGCCCAATGTGTTACCTAAGCCCTCTGCACCTTTGGTTAGTTTAGCAGGGGGTTTTTTTTGTCCTAATTCTACAAAGATTTGTGACACAATTTAACGGTAAAAGCTAACCACTACCGTAGATTTGTAATGTTGGTTATAACTAACATAGTAGCTAGAATGGTGGCATAATGTAATATATAACTAACATATTAACCACTTTTTGTCAAGTATATTTAAGGTTATCACCTTACTTCTCATGTATAATTTAAGGCTATTCCTTTACATTCCTTATTTAGAATGATTATAAATTACACTAAAGTTGTAAACAATTCATTGTAAGTACGTATATTTGCAACACTAATTAAAACTAACCAATATGAATGATCAAAAACAAACAGCTGTTGAGTACCTACTCCAGCAAATTAACACAAACAAAGCTTTTACTGACAAGCAATGGGAAAGTATCTGTGATGTAGCTCTAGCTATGGAGAGATCACAGTTAATATCTGCAGAAATTAAAGCAATTGATAACATTTACAAAATTCAAAAGAAATGAGAAAGAAACTAACCGACCTTGTGTATTACTTTACACCCCTTACAGATGAGCATAGAGACATTTTAAGCACTGCTATGGTGTTTATATTGTTTTGGGTGAGTGTTTATACCTTAGCTTACATTACTAACCTTTAAAACGCTTTAAAATGGACTTAAGAGATTTAGAAGTACAGAAGTACACAGCATCTATTTGGTATGAGGTAGATCATATTGAGTTTATACTTGATTTTGAGTGGAATTTTGTATCCTATGATATGGAAACAGGGGAGTGTGTAGTGGATGTATCCCTGGAGAAAGGTGAACAGTGGATAAATAGTGTATGCCATCCCTTCACTCCTAACAAAGATGAGCTGAAAGAAATAATAACAGCTATTGAGGATTATATCCTAGAGGATCCTGAGAGATTTAATGTATTAGAATGGGAGGAAAATAACAGAGATTTTTATAACGAACTAAACAACGATAGCAATGACTACTGAAACTACACCTACACCTACGCACTTTAGCCTACAGACTAAGATGGATTGGTGGAAAAATAAAAAGAGTGAGGGTGATAAAGGTGGCAGCTTTAACCTACAGCTTTACCTAGACTACCTCAGCACATTAGATAATCAAATAAAAAAAGACAAATGATGACAGCACTACAGGCAGTATTCTCTGATCTAGAGGAACTGCACCCCAACTTATTCAATGTGTACACCACAGAAGGCAAAGAGTTTATTAATCACTTTCATAAGTATCTAGCAATAGAGAAGGAGCAGATAATTAAGGCTTATGAAACTGCAATGGAAACAGATATATATAATGAGCCATTAAAGATTGGTAAAGATTACTATAACGAAACCTTTAAGCCTGAGAGCAATGAACCAGTATAGGATGATGAGAGTAATAAAGCTAATACAGTTTTTACAGGTAAAGCCTAGACCTGTACACTCAATGGCTAGATACTTAGGGATTAGCACTAGATCAGTTTACAGATACTTAAAGATGTATGAGAAGATTGGCTATGATGTGCAAAGGGATGATAACTACAAATACTACATAAATGAAACGCTTTAAAGTAACCTATAACTATTTTGATGGTGGTAAAAAAAGGATAGCTGTCAGGATATTAGAAGCCCTGGATAGAGACCATGCAATAATGCAAATGGCTATGTGGCCAAAACTAATACTAAAAGTAGAACAGTATGAAAAAATATAGAGTATGGATAGAGGATAGCATGGAGCCTGAAGGTGGCTTTTGGTGGGAGTGCTTCCTAGGTAAAGATGGTAAGCTGCATGATTACATCTACACAGATGAGCAAGCAGATACACCACAGTGGTATATTGATAATGGCTATAAAGTAGAAGAGCTATGACAGCAGAAGTAATTAGAAGATACCCATTTGAAAGCACTGCTCTAATAGCTAAGGATCTAGGAATAAGCAGAAGCAAGGTGTATAATATAGCCTATAGATATAAGCTGCTAAAGGATCCAATTTATCTTAAGACTGCAGCAAGTGGTAGATACAAAGAGGGTATGAGAAGTGGTGAGGCCTTCCAATTTAAGCCAGGGCATGAGCCTCATAACAAAGGTAAAAAAATGCCTGCAGAAACTTATGAAAAGGTTAAAAAGGCAATGTTTAAACAAGGGCACAAGCCACATAACACAAAGCCTGTAGGAACCATACACGTAAGAGCTGATAAAACAGGTAGATTTTACCAATATGTAAAGATTAAAGATAGCCACTGGGAACTATTACAACGGCATGTGTGGACTCAGGCAAATGGTGAGATACCAAAAGGATGTGTAGTAATTTTTTTAGATGGGAACTACCTGAATTGTGAGCTAAGCAATTTACAAGTAATAAGCAGAAAGGAAAATATGGCTCGAAATACAATACAAAGATATCCTGCTGAGCTACAGGAGATAATGAAACTAACATGTAAACTAAAACGTAAAACAAATGGCAAACAACAAACTAAGTGATCTAAGAGATCACATCTTTATGGCACTTGAAAGATTAGCTGATGAGGATATGAGTAATGAGAAAGTACAGCAGGAAGTAGAAAAAGCTAAAGCAATAGCTCAGTTATCATCTACCATCATAGCCAGTGCAAAGGTGGAGATAGACTATATCAATGCAGTAGGATTAATAGACAGTCAAAGTGAGCTGTTTAAATCAGTAAACCCTAAACTAATATCATGACCAGATTAGAAGAGGTGCAATACATCATTGATAAATTTGACCTAAAAGAAAAAAGCAGGTATATGCCGGTGCTATATCGCAGATACTATCTGTATCATGTACTCCAAAAGGATGGCATGACCTTATCACAAATTGGTAGACTGTTTAATCAGAGCCATGCAACAGTTATAAATGGTATGACTAAGCACAATATATACTCAAAGCAAAAGGATCCTGCTTACATGCTGCACACAAAAGAACTAAGGGAGCAGTTTGTGCTCCCACAGTACTACAAGCCATTAAAACAAAGGATATTAGAGATATATACTATTGAGAAATTAGAGAAACTTAAAGAGCAAATCAGATGCAATTATTACTAATTAATGACGCTGTGTCACATTCTCTTATTAACAGCTGCTGGAATAATTTTATTTTTTCAAAAGATTTTTTTTATTTTATTTTGCGTCATTTGCGTCATTTTGTGCTAAGAGTTAAGCTAGGCTTAGTTATTAGCTATGACAAGTGCTTAAAATTTGCGTCATTTTGCGTCATAGACTTGTCATGTGAAAATAATGATTACATTTACAGCCCAACTAACTAACTATGAATATATCTGTATTTAAAAGCCTGTTCAATTCTAAAGAAACTCCCTACACTCAGGATGTGGTGGATGTTTACAATAGGATAAAGGAAGGCTACCCCGAGCTTATTGATAAGATAACTGCTCTTAGAGCTATGGAGGAGGATGATCCTGCATACAGCAGCCTAAAAAACAGCCTTAGAGCTATCATGTTTAATGGCACCTTTAATGAACGTAATGATAATGGCCTAATAGAGCACTCAGGGCTTTGTATATTAGATTTTGATGATTACCCTAGCAGTAAGGTTATGAAAGCTGAGAAGGCTAGACTAATGGAGTGCCCTAATGTGTTTATGATATTCATATCACCATCCGGTAAAGGGCTAAAATGCGTGATTAAGATACCACCATCTGATAAATTTACACATAAGAGAAGGTTTAAAGCCTTTCAGGAGTTTATTGATAGTGATTACTTTGATGCATCTAGCTGTAATGTTAGCAGAGTGTGCTTTGAGTCTTATGATCCTACTGCCTATATCAATTTAGATGCTGAGGTATTTAATCTTATAGAAGAGGAGAAAGGACATAGCTCATTTGAAAGGGTGCCAGTGCTACCCATGACTAATGAAGCTAATATCATTGAGAATATAATGAAGTTTAACCATGGAGATATATCAGGTGGGAGAAATAATTGGGTATTTAAAGTAGCTAACTGTTTTTGTGAGTATGGCATTAGTGAGAATACTGCTAAATTTTACCTTCACCAATATAGTGCTAAGGACTTTACTCAGGGAGAAATTAATACCTGTGTAGGATCTGCTTATAAGAACCCTAATAAAGGCACTAAGTATTTTGAGGATAAAGAAACTATCTTAAAGGTAAGGTCAAAACTAAAAGAGGGTATCTCCCCTGGTGATATCTCTAAGCAATTAGATATTAAGCCTGATGTGGTAGAGGATGTTAAAAAGGATGTAGCTAATAGTGAGGATGTATTCTGGTCCATTAGTGATAAGAAAGTAGTTAGTGTAGATCCTATGAGGTATAGAGATTTTCTGTACAAATACGGCTTTAACAAATACTATCCTGAACGCTCAGAGAAACCCACCTTTGTGAGGGTAATAGAAAATAAAGTTAATCTATCCTCAGTGGACCAGGTTAAAGATTTTGTCTTAGCCTACCTAATGAAGCAGAAGCAGGTGGATGTATGGAACTACTGTAGTAAAAGTCCCTACCTATTTACAGATGGTCACTTATCTATGCTAGAGCCTATTGGTTTAATGATGCTGCAGGATACTAAGGATGTGAGCTTTATACCTTATCGTAATGGAGTGGTTAAGATTACTAAGAATAAGATAGATATTGTACCCTACATTGATATAGATGGCTACATATGGGATAGACAAATTATTGATAGGGATTACAAGCCAACTAAGAGCATAGAAAATGACTTTAAGAGCTTTGTATCCAAAGTATCTGCAGATGATGAGCAGAGGGTGAATGCCTTAGAGACTACCCTAGGATATTTACTCCACACCTACAAAGATAAAACAGATCAGAAAGCAATAATTTTTAATGATCAGGAAATAGATGATAACCCTAATGGAGGGAGTGGTAAAAGTTTAGTGCTTACAGCCATAGGTAAGATTAGAAATATAGTTAAGATAGATGGTAAAGCATTTAACCCACAGAAATCTGATTTTGTATACCAAAGGGTAAATTTAGATAGTCAGATCCTGGCCTTTGATGATGTTAAAAAGAACTTTGATTTTGAGCAGCTATTCTCACTAATCTCAGAAGGGATTACAGTAAACAGAAAAAATAAGGATGAGATCTTTATCCCATTTGAACGCTCCCCTAAGATTGTTATTACTACCAACTATGTGATAAGTGGTGCAGGTGGTAGCCATGACAGGAGAAGGCATGAGATAGAGTTTAATCAGTACTTTAATGCACAGCGAAACCCACTAGATGAGTACGGTAGGTTATTATTTGACAGCTGGAGTGTGGTAGATTGGTTAGTATTTGATAATTACATGATCAGTAACCTGCAAAAATTTCTATCAATGGGCTTAGTTAAAGCTGTAGCTATCAATGCAGATCATAAGAGATTTATCTCAGCTACTAACAAAGAGTTTTATGATTACGCTATTGAGGGTAACATCACTTTAGATGTGGTGCACTATAACAATACATCCATTCAGGACTTTCAGACTTACACAGGTGGATGGCAGGATCTAAATGCACAAAAGTATCTTAAGATGGTTAATGAGTACTGCAAGTTTAAAGGATATGCATTTGATAAAGGTAGAAGTGCTAGTGGTAGATGGTTTAAAATTAATAAGATATGATACAGATTGGAGATACAATACATGATATTGAGGATGGTGACTGTTATTTTGAAGGTGTAGTTTCTGAATTGATTAATGATAAAGTAACTAAATACATACTAACTAAAATAATTTGGAGTGGAGAGATTGATAATGATGATGAGAGATTAAATACAGAAATAGATACACAATGGTGGTATATTAATAAAATTTAACTATGAACAAAGACAACAAACAAAGACTAAAGGATCTAGAAATTAAGTACATGTCCTACAGGTACCCATCAGCACCAGGGCACATCATACCACTAACTAAGTACAGTGATGCTACAGCTAATGGCTTAACTAAATGTATCAAAGACTTCCTAAACTACTCACAGCACCAAGCTGAAAGAATTAATACAATGGGAGTATTCAGGCAAAGCTATAGAACTGATGGAAGTAAGACTGCAGGGCAGTGGACTAAGGGTACAGGTACTCCAGGATCTGCAGATATTTCTGCTACTATTTATGGGAGATCTGTAAAGATAGAAGTAAAGATTGGTAAGGATAAGCAGTCAGTGGTGCAGAAGGAATACCAACAGATGATAGAAGCTGCAGGAGGTATCTATATTATCAGTAAGACCTTTGATGATTTCGTGCAGTGGTATGATGATTTTTGCCTGGACAAATAGATAAAGGATAAGGGGTAAAAGTTGCCACATTACTTAAAAAGAAATGATATAACTAGCCAAAACTATAAATTTTAACCACTTTTGGCGAAGTATAAATGTGCAGTAAGTATGAAATATAGGTATTAATAGCAAAACAAAACTATAAAACAGCGTAAAGTATGAAATATAGGTATTAATCACCACAATTAACTAAAAATCGCACTAAAATATAATTAACGTATAACCTTAAAATATAGAAATGATATGAAACAAACAGCAGTAGAATGGTTGGTTGAGCAGATACTAACTGAAGTACAAAATTATGAAGATGGCGACATTGAAAATGAATGGGAAGAGCCATTTAAGCACGAGTATGTAAATAAATATATTGGTATGGTTGATTTGAGCGAATTTGTTATTAAAGCCAAAGAGATGGAGAAAGAGCAGATAATAGATTTTGGGTATGATATAGCAGATGAATTAGCTTGTGGTGTTTATAGAGATAAAAAAGATATGAAAGAAAGATATAATGAATATTTAACCTTTAAACAACAAGACAAATGAAAGCAACACTAGAATATAATTTACCTGAAGATCAGGAGGAGTTCAACCACGCTACCAATGGCTTTAACTATTACATGGCACTTGTAGAGATGGATGAGTGGTTACGATCTGAGTATAAGTACAATGGTAAAGAGGAGATGTGGGAGGTAAGGGAGAAGCTAAGAGAAATAATTTCAGAAAATAATGTGAAAATAGAATAATAAGTAGTATATTTGTAAATAATTAACAACTAACCAATGGAAAAAACAACTACAAAGGCTGTAAAGCCTCAGGAGGTTGAGCAGCAGCCTGCTCCCTTCTATGTTCGCCTTCACAAGGCAAAACAACTAATCGGTAAAGTACATAAGAATGCTACTAACCCCCACTTTAAAAAGTCTTATGCTGATATCAATAGTATCCTAGAAGCTGTTGAGCCTATCTTATTACAGCATGATCTACTTTTGCTACAGCCTATAGATGGTGGTAGTGTTTGTACTCAGCTAGTATGTATTTATACAGGCTTTTCTATCAGTAGCTGTATGGCACTGGACTTAAATCTAGATGCTCAGAAGCAGGGCTCACAGATATCCTATTTCAGGAGGTACACTATTCAGAGCTTACTAACTTTGCAAGCCACAGATGATGATGGGCATGTAGCTTCTACTGCGAAGCCTAAGATAGATGCAAAGAGATTTGCTGAAGCTGTTAAGACTATAGCAGATGGTAAATTCACCATAGAGAAGTTAAAGGATAGCTTTGACCTTACAGAAACGCAAGAAAAAGCCTTACTATTAATACCTATGATATGAAAATTAGATGCTCAGCAATAGGTAAGATAATGACTTCACCCAAAACTAAAGGGGAGGTACTATCACAAACAACAAAGACGTATATCCAGGGCTTAGCCCTGGCACACGTTTATGGTATCAGAAAAGAGTTTACTAGTAAGTACACTGACAAGGGCAATGAGTGTGAGGATATGTGCCTTAGCTTTGTAATGGATGTAATTGATAAAGGCTTCTTATTTAAAAATGAGGAGCACTTCACTAATGAATGGCTTACAGGTACTCCCGATGTAATTACAGATCAGGTGCTATTGGATGTGAAAAACTCATGGAGTGGAAGCACTTTCCCATGGTTTGATACTGAGTGCCCTAATAAAGATTACTACTATCAATTACAGGGCTATATGTTTTTATGTGATAAGCAGGAAGCACTGTTATGTTATTGCCTAACCAATACACCACATGCCATAGTAGAGCAGGAGGTAAAGAGTGCTCACTACAAGTTAGGGCTAATGGAGGAGAGTTTAGATCTTAGAGACCAGGTGCAGAAGCAACACAGCTTTGACCATATCCCTGATGCTAAAAGAGTAAAGACCTTTGTTATCAAACGTGATGATGAGGTGATAGAACAGATAAAGGTGAGGGTAGAACAATGTAGAGAATATTTTAACCAATTAATAACACAGTTATGAGATCAAGAGAAGATTTTAAAGAGGATGCTATCCTATTAGCCATGCAGGCACTTATAACAAACGGTGCAGGCGTATCAGCTAAGTATATAGCCAAAGAGGCCATTAAGTATGCAGAAGAGCTTACATGCAGGATATATGGTGAAGAGTTACCTATCATTAAAGAGAGAAGGTTATGATTATCCTAATATCAATACTACTAGCCCCTGCGATAGTGTGGGGGTGGTGGTGCACTATAATGTATTTATTAACAATTTTAAACAATAAGTAACAATGGAAACAAAGAATAACACAGGAGCTATCTTTAAAAATGATAAAAAGACAAGCGAAACTCACCCGGACTACAAAGGGAAGGTAAATGTAAACGGCAAAGATATGGAGGTAGCACTATGGTTAAAAGAAAGTAAGACAGGCATGAAGTACTTTAGTGCTACTTTTCAAGAGCCTTATGTTAAGCCAGCAGTACTATCACCACCTGCAGAACCGTTCAAGTTAGAAGATGATGATTTGCCATTCTAAATAAAATTACTATATTTGAGCTATGATATTACTAGCTCTTATCCCTTTAGCGTGGTGGTTTGTTAATTTTGAGCCTTTACAGGCATTAATAGATTATCTATTCAAGTATAAACCACATAGCACAATAGCCATACATATACACTCTGCACTAGGATGTATTAAATGTGTGGCTTTTTGGCTTACTTTACTTTTTACCTTTGATTTTATCCTGGCTTGTCAGGCTGCACTGCTTGCTTTTATACTAGACGAATGTTTGAACAAACTGAGATAGATCTTATAGCTGAAATAGAGCTGTTACCTGAGAACATTAGGTACTCTAAGCACTCATGTGTGGCTTTATTAAAGATTAGAATTAAGTATGATGGGGTGCAACCTAGAGAGTGCTTCTGTGCATCTGTTAGGAGAAGGATATGGTACAAGGATTTTATGATATGGTATGAAAAGGCTCTTAGACAACTACATTAGTAGGGCATACCCTGAGGTGAGAGCTTATACGGCTTACTTTCTATCTAAGATGGGGAGCTACATAGACGCTGATACAGTCATTAATAACAGTTACATCCATGTACTTACTATAAATGATTACACAGCAGATGAGGATAAGGTAAAGGGATACCTGCTGAACACAATTAAGTATCAGATCCTTTGGAGTACATCTAAAAGCCACAAAGATGATAGAGTAACAGCTATAATAGATAACACTCCTGATAGAATAGAGGATGATGAGCTAGCAGATAAGATAAGGGAGGATAAGATGTACTCTTTTAACAAGGGATTAATAGAAATCTATAGATCAGAGATAGTGGACCAGGTGCAAAGGATAGTATTTGAGGCATATATTGATAAAGGGTACATAACTTCCCGGGCACTGGCTACCTATTTTGGTATTACTCACACCTCAGCTTACTACCTGATAAAAGAATTAAAACAAAATCTAAACAAATTACAATATAGGTATGAAGTGGAGCCATGTTATTAGTATCTTTAGCCTATTAATTGCTTTGAGCTGCGGCTTAGCTTTGTTCACCCTAGATTATGTGTGGGCTAGTAGGGCAGCAGGATTATGGATAGCATTTTATTACACATTTTTAATTATAACCGAATATGAAAACAAAAACTGAACACCTAGGAAAGTATATTACTATGTATAATGGTAATTTTGAGACCAGCTTTACAGTAACAGAAGAGACTGCTAAGGATCATGTATATTACACCTCTAAAGGATTAGGCTATCTATTTGAAGAGAGTACTCCTAAGGCAAAGTATAAAGGGGTAGAGAATGAAGAGAAAAAAGAGAAAGATGCCGAGGCCTAAACTTATAGAAACTCCTGAGAAGTTAATGGAGATATTTGAGGAGTACAAAGCATATTGTGCTGCTAACCCTAGGACTAAATGGGTGCTATCTCAAAAGACTGCAGAAATGGTAGCAGAGCCATTAAGAGTACCTTTGACTAATGAGGGCTTTGAGATATTCTGCTATAATAACTACAGTGATGTGCACCATTATTTTGATAACACTGATGGTAGATATTCTGAATATAGGACAATCTGTACGCACATAAAGAAAGAGATCCGTAACGATCAAATTACAGGAGGGATGGTAGGACAATTTAACCCCTCCATAACTCAGAGACTAAATGCACTGAAAGAACATACAGATGTAACCAGTGGTGATGAGAAGATATCTGCTATAACTGTTACTATAGTTAAGTAGTATAATAATAATAACAACTATATAGTATCTAACTAGGTACTAGCTTTGCTATGGATATAAAAGCGACTGCCATCTTTGAGAAGAACTATGAGGCCATCTTAAGTGATAAGAGATTTATCATTAATGAGGGTGGTAGTAGAAGCTCTAAGACTTACAGCCTGTGCCAGCTCATGATCATCTACTGCCTGCAGAATAACAATAAGGTGGTGTCAGTGATACGCAAGACCTTCCCTGCCCTACGTGCTACAGTGCTCAGGGACTTCATAGAGATCCTTAAAGAGATAGGCCTGTACAAGCAAGAGAGCCACAATAAGAGTGAGCACATCTACACCTTTGCCAATGGATCTATGGTAGAGTTTTTCTCTGTGGATGATGAGCAGAAGATAAGGGGTAGGAAGAGGGATATAGCCTGGTGCAATGAAGCTAATGAGCTGTACTTTGATGACTTCACTCAGCTTAACATGAGAACAGAAGATAAGCTAATCTTTGACTATAACCCATCTGATAGTGTATCATGGTTATATGAGCTCCCTGCTAATGAGAGCACCCTGATAAAGTCTACCTACAAAGATAACCCATTCCTACCTGATAGCATCAAGGCACAGATAGAGGATCTAGCTAGAACAGATGAGGCACTGTATCAGATCTATGCTCTAGGTGAGAAGGCAACAAGCAAGAGTAACATCTACAGCAACTGGTCCTTTGTAGCTCATAGGCCTGCTAGGTTTGTCAAGTACGTGTATGGCTTAGACTTTGGTTACAATCACCCCACAGCTCTGATGAGGGTATACTACTGTGATAATGATATCTACATAGAGCCTGTGATATATGAGAGCTACCTGACCACTACTATGCTCATAGAGAAGTTAGGCACCCTAGGGATAGAACAGACCGTAACCATCCTAGCAGATTACTCACGTCCAGAAATCATACAAGAGATGAACATAGCAGGGTATGATGTCCAGAACGCAAACAAGGTAGTTAAGAAAGGCATAGACAACCTTAAGACCTTTGGAGTTATATGCCAGGATGATAAGGCAGTGAAGAGAGAGTATGAGAATTACAAATGGAAAAAGATAGGGGACTTCATAACAGATGAGCCTGTCAAATTATTTGATGATGCTATGGATGCAATTAGATACGCCACTACTCACATAAGGCAGGAGTATTACACTGATGATAGTTACTATGCATTCTGATACGCTACATAAGATACAGGTGGTGCAGGCCTACATCCATCATAAGACAGGCAAGAGTGTACAGATAGTATTCAACAACCCCATGAGGGTGCAACAACATCTAGCCATGTTAGATCATGCCTACCTCATCGCTATGGGTGGCTTTAAAAACAATAATAGTAATGACACTAATATAGGTAAAGAGAAGTAATGGCATTAGTAGCACAAGCAACCCCACAAGTAATAGTCCCTGCATACAACCCTGTTAAGTACATCTACAGCAGTAGCAATGTAAACCTGCAGGGCTTCAAGTTTATTTATGATATCTATCAGAGTGGTACCACTAATAAGATAGCAGAGTACAGGGTGCTACCAACTTATGCCACTGGCTTTGGTGAGATAGATCTATCGAAGCTCTTACAGGCTAAGGTAAGCTATGACCTAAACTTAAATAACACCTCAGTATATAATGCCACTAACAGCCACTACAAATATGATGTAAGG